GGATTGGCAGCCAGCGTCAATGCGCCGGTCAGCGTTCCACCCGCCAGCGGCAGGTAAGCGCCGAGCGACGCCGTGACCTGGGCGGCCGTCTGGTAGCCGCTCGGATTGCTCGCCGCATAGCGCGAGGTGTCGGTCGGGTGAACGTGATCGGCGCGCGCCCAGGTCGTCCCGGCCCCGACCGCCGCCGTCCCATCCATCAGCGGGGTGGTGGTCGAAGCGACCGGCACGCTGGCGGTCAGCGCATAGGGCGCGAGCGCGGTGGTGACCTGCGCCGCCGTCTGATAGCCGGCTGGATTGGCGTTGCTGTACGGCGTGAACGTCAGCGCCGCCGTCACGTCGCCAGAGGTCAGTGTGACCGGCCCGGTGCGAGTATTGAACGAGGTGACGCTGCCTGTGGTGGCGAGCGCATGGACGACGCTGTCGATGCCGTCGAGATCGCTGTTGAGCTTAGCCCCCCAGGTGTCATCGGATGCGCCGAGATCGGGCTTCACCCAGCCATAGTTGGCGGTGTTGGTGTCAGCCATCGACCGTCTCCCGCCATGGGACCAACGGGCACAACTGATCGGGGGTAAACAGCGAAACCGGGCAGTCTGGGTCCTCGGCCCAGTACGGGCCGACGGTCAGAGCGCCGGCGATGCCGACAAAGACGGGCAGCGTCGCGGCGGCGAGGTTGGTGGTATAGCTCAGCGGCGACGGGCCGAAGCTGACGCTGGGGGCGAGGGCGCCGGTAAGATTGGTCACATAGGCCAGCGACGCCGCGAAGCTGACCGGAACCGGCAGGTTGCCGGCGAGGCCGGCCGTATAGGCGAGCGACGCGTGAAGGCTGACTGAGGGCCGCAAATCGCCGGACAAGAGGACCGGGTTGCCGAAGGTGATGGCGGCTGGAGGAAGGGTGACGAACACCGGCAGGTTGCCGACGAGGGCGGCTGGAGCGGCGAAGGTCGCGCTGAAAACAAGGCTCGGCGCGAGATTGCCGGCGAGGCTGTAGACCGAGCCCTTGCTGTAGTGCGCGACCCCGTAGGGCCCGATGTTGTAGTAGGCGCTCATTGGGCCGTGATGGTCAGCGCGCCGGTCTGGAAGCGCGCCTGGTCGCCAGTATTGATTGGCTTGGGCGGGCTGACCGCGCCCGAGCCCTCAAACGTCGCGCCGTTCCAGGCGCCGAAGAAGCTGACCGTGCCCCAGTTGGCAGTCGCCACCGGGAAGGCGACGATGGCGCTGTTCGAGGCGATGGTGGGCTCGCTGCCGGCGTTGGTGAACGCGACCGGCCCCTGGCGCGCGTAGGCGCCGCCCGAGACCTCGTTGGCCCCGGTCAAGCCAGGATCGGCGGTGTGCAAACTGACCGTGAAGTTGGCGGTGATGGCGGCGAGGACCGCCGCTTCGCCGGCGGGAGAAAGACCGGTCATCCGAAGCTCCTGGTGCGAGAGCGGGTGACGCGCGAGCCTGAGGCTTTGGCGCGCAGGTGTTGGGCGTTCAGTTTCTGGATCGTGTCCTCGGTCAGTTGCTTCTGAACGGCCGCGTTCTGCTCCTCGCCGACCGCGTGCAGGTCGGCGTGCATGAGCGAAGCGGTGAGGTAGAGGTTGGGATATTTGGTATAGAGCCAGCTTTGCTGGGTGTCGGTGAGGACCGGGACTTCACCGTAATAGATGATCTTGAAATCGATGCCGTTGATGAGGTCGGGCGCGCCGCCGAAATAAATCTGGCGGCCCTCGATTGTATAATAGCCGTAAGCCCAGTTGTCGGTGAGATTGTAAAATTCGTCCCTCGCCTTGTAGCGCAGGGGCAGGAAGCCGTCGGCCCCGTTGGCGTTCTCGATTTTGACCAGGTCCATTTGCAGCCAGTCGTCGGGCAGCCGCGCGCAGCGGGAGACGATGTTGGCGGTGTAGAACTCGATCATCCGATCGACCCGGAGCTCGGCGTTGAACTTCTGTTCGGCCATGCGGATGAAGCTGGTCACCAGGGCGTCGCTCCAATCCTGGCGGTTGGCCCAATCGGCGATGGTCGCTTTGAGGTCGGCGAAGTCGGTCATATCCGGCCCATGAGCAGCAGGACGATCAAGATGATCAGGATCAAGCCGATCCCGCCAACCCCGTAATGCCCGGCGCCATAGCCGTACGGCAGGCCCAATTGCCCGCCGCCAAGCGCGCCCAGCAGGATCAGGACGAGGATGACGACGAGGACGACGCCAAGCGGGCTCATTGCGAATATCCGTTCGGATTGAAGCCGAAGTAACGCATGACCAGGGTCAGGATGACCGCGAGGGCAACAACCACGGCAAGGATCACGAGCGGCGTTTTAGCGTCCATGGCGCTCACCCCTGATGCTCAGTCGGCGGCGGCCGGAAATGCGGCGGCGGGACCTCGGGCAGACAGCGGTCGAACATCTTGTCCACCAGTTTGAAGGCCAATTCCTGCTGGCCGCGCAGGTAGTAGGCGGCGGCGGCGAGGAAGGCGCAGTTGAGCAACACCATCACCAACAGCATGGGTGAGCCCCGCAAGGCGTCGACGGCGCCGGTGGCGACGCTGACCACGCCCCGCTGGGGCTCGACGACGACAGTGGGAGGTCTGTCGTCGGTCACTCATCACCTGTGCTGCCGCTGACCTGAACGCCCGCCCTGGCCGCCCGAAGCCTGGCTGGGCCCCGGGAACGGCTGCGGATCGCCCTGCGGCTGGATCGAGCCGCTGACCGCGTCGCCCGGCACCACCGTCACGTCGAGGGTGGCGACCACCGAGGTGCCGTCGGCGTTGGTCCCGGTGCAGGTGATTTGCGCGTTGCCGTTGTTCTTGCCGGGGATGATCTCGGCCTGCTGGTCATCGGTGCTGAGCACGCCGACGTTGGCGATCATGTCGTCCGAGGTTGTCCAGGCGACGTTGCCTTGGGGCAGGTCGACGTCGTGTCCCTGGGCGTCCTGGTAGGAGACGCGGACCACGATCTGTTTGTCGTCGGGCAGGGTATAGGCCATTGGCGCTGATCCTCTCACGGTGATCCCTCCCAGATTCGCCGTGAAAACCGCCCGGAGGGATGGATCGGGCGGCGGCGGTTGGACAAGCTGCAGGGTCAGGCCGCCGCTGACGTTGAGATTGACGGCGGTCGGCGCGTCGGGCGTCGGCGGCGGGCGGCGATAGGCGCCGATCAGGTTGTCTTTCTTCTTCGGCATGAACCACATCCTCACACCCGCCCTCGCCAGATCCGGAACGGTTCGGCCTCGCTCGAGTTGTAAAATCGCGCTTCGTCGTCGGGGCCCCAGCCCTCGCGGACCATCCGTTCGAACACCTCGACCGGGAAGCGGCCGACGTGCCGGATCGGCGACCGGGTGTTGGCCATGAGCTCGCGGTCGCGGGCGACGCCGGCCAGGATCTCGTCGAGGTTTTGCTCGGTATGGACGACGACCTCACCCGGCCGCTCGTCGTCGGCGATCAGGGTCCGGCGCACGCCGTCGGCGTCGCGATAGACAAAGGCGCGCTGCATGGCTTAAGGTCCTCGGCGGACCTATTGCGGGATGGACCTTGAGGGCGGCCGCCAGCCGCCCTTTTTTATTGTTTGATGCCGTTAAATAAGATGTGGGCCAGGGGGTTGCGCATTTCGACGCCCCACTCGACCACGATCATTCGGGTTTCGGCGTCGCCGGTGCGCGCCATCAGGTACTGTCGAAACGCCCGGAAGAACGCCACCGCGGCGTAATCGGGGTCGATCAAGAGGCCGACGTCGGTCGGCACCCAGCGCGATGGCGCGACCTTGATCCGGCCGAAATCGGTGGCGATCACGTCGATGGTGCTGACCACCTCGGTCTTGCCGACCAGGACCTGGGTGGTCGAGCGGCCGGTGAAGCTGGAGATGGTGCGCTTGGGGCCCGGCGGCACGATCCACAGCGAAGGGCTCGCGCCATTGACATAGGCCTGCTGCATCGCCGCGCCGAGCATCGCCTCGGTGATCTGGATTTGGCTTCCGGCGATCACCGCGGCGAAGGCGTCGGTGGCCAGCACCGGCAAGCTGGCGGTGACGCCGGCGACGGCGGCGGCGACGTTGTTGTTCTTGTCCTTGGCGCGCGCCACCCAATGGCTGAAGGCCTCGGTGGTGCGGGCGGTCGGGCCGGTGTCATTGCCGTCGTTGCGCGCCTGGCGGCCGCACAGAATCGTCTCCATGTCGCTTTTGAGCACCTTGGCGGCCAGCGCCATTTGGTGAGCCATCTCCGACCCTTTGCCCGCCGCATCCGCTTCCTCTTGGGTGCCCGAGACGGTGGCGTCGCGCTCGCTGATCTGGGTGACGTTGTTTTGGCGGATGGTCGGCTGGGCCGGCGAGTTGGCCAGCTGAAAGCCTTCGACCTGGGCGTTGTTGGGGTTGACGATCGGCAAGAACTCGGTCTGCCAATCGAAGATGCGGTTCTTGACATTGCGCCGTCTGACCGCCGACATGACCGGGGTGTCAAACGGGTCGATGTTGTAGATGGCGTTGCTGAGATCTTCGCGGTTAGCCGTCGCCTGATAGGTGGTGAATGCGTTGGTGACCTTGGGCATAGTTGAGCCTCATCGAATAAGCCTTGCCATGACTGCAGCCGCGTCATCCATGCGGCCGGTTTTCGCCAATCTTTGCTGGGCTTCGTCGATGTGTCGGCGTGTCGCATTCCCAACGGGCGTAGCAACTCCGGGTATCAACGTCTTGCCTTTGCCAGGGACGACGGCCTTGGGTTTGTTGGCCTGTCCCTGGTCGTAGAGAGCCGCCTTTCTGAGGACCCTGAGCATGCGCTTGTCATAGGTCTGGGCGAGCTCGCCCTCGCTGAACCCTTCCTTGCGGCCATAGGCGCGCATCAGGGTCAGGGTTTCGTTGAGGGCCTTTTCGTCAGGGATGTTGGCTTCCCTGACGAATTCGGTGAACTGGTTGATGGCGTAATTCTTCGACCGCTCGTCGTATTGGGCCTGGGTTTCGTGCTGCGTCCGCTGAAGCTCGCTGTCGATCCAATGGCGCTTTTGGTAGATTTCCGCGTAGGCCTTTTGCTTGTTGTGCGCCTCGCGCGGATCGGCGGCGAATTCCTGGTCCCAATTGGGTTCTTGCGGCGTCATGTGGGCCAGCAGCGTGTCGAGGTATTGCAGCTTCTGGGCGTAGACGTCGCGCGCCTGACCGATATTGCCGGCTTCCTGCTCGATCGTCTGGCGCGCCAGGTCGACCTGGGTCATCCGCTTGCGGAAGGTTTCTTCGCGGATGTAGCCCTTGAGCGCCTCGGGCAGAGAGACTTCCGTCGTCTGCCCGTCGACGGTCACTTCATATTTCGGCCCGGCCTCGGCGTCCGGCTCGGGTTCCCCTTCGCCATCGGCCCGCTTGTCTTCCCCTTCAGCGTCTTGATCCGATTGCTCGGGCTGGTCGTCGCTCCCGGCTTGCTCAGCCTCTTGCTCGCCGTGTCCCCCATCGCCAGCGGCCGGTCCGGCCCGCGCGGGCTTGTCCGGTAGGGATTTGACCCGGTGAAACTCTTCATCCCCTTCCTCAGCCCGACCATCGGCGATTCTCCTCTCCATGGCGGACAGGCGCGGGTCGTCTCCAGCGTCGCGCGTGTCGCCGGTCTTCTCATCGCCCTCGACCGGGCGCGGTTCGAACATGGATTCCGGGCGGGCGGCGGGGGCGAAACGGCCTCCGGTGTCCCGCGGCTGGGTCGCTTGCGGGCTGATGGCTTGCTGAAAGGCGTCTCTAGCCTGGTCCAGGCCCTCGGGCATGCGCTTGCCGCTTTGCCGCTTGCTTGTAATCGTTCATCAGAACAGTGAGTTCGGCGGCAATCTGCAACAAACACTTTAGCTTTGCAATGAGGTCGTCCTTTTCCTCTCTGGTCTTGGCCTGGGTGAGGGCGTCGACGGTGCGGGCGCGGGCCACCTTGAGGGCCTCGAGGAAGGCCTTGTCCTCGCTGAGCTCCTTGGCCCCGTCGTGGAGCTCGCGCTTTTGCTCGATCGGCCGGTCGCTCATCCGTCGCTATCCGCCGGCTGCGCTTCAGCTTGCGCCTGGGCCGCCTGCACATTCGCCGCGGCCTTGGCCTCGTCGGCCCGCGCCTGGTGGTGACCGACCTCGGCGTCCATTTGCGAGCCGAAAATCTGGGCCGCCATCTTGCCCAATTGCTCGACGTGGCTGAGCCCGACCTTCTTGGCGTCAAGCTCGATCTTGGCCTGCTCGTAGGCCGACTTCTGCGCCAAGGACTGATGGCGGAACTGGTCGTCCTGGTCCTGCTTTTGCTGGGCCAATTGCTGCTCGCCGACCGCCCGCGCGGTGTCCGCCTTGATCTTCTGGTATTGGGCCTGGGCGGCGATCATCATCGGGTCCGGTTCTTTCGGCGTCTGGGCGATCGCCTGCAGCGTCTGCGGATCCGGGGTCATGAAGTATCGGCCGACGTTTTTGATGTTGGCGATGTCCAGCATGTCGGAGATGGTGTTCAAGTATTGCTGGATGCCGCACACCGGGTTGGTGACCCCGAATTGCTGCATGATCATTTGCTGGTCGCTTTTGATCTGCTGCAGGGTCATCATGCGGATGGTGTCGCTGCCCTTGCCGAGGGTCGAGTTGACCTCGACTCCGAGCGAAGCGTCGAAGGTGCCGGTGTCGACGTCGGTCCACTTGCCGTTGATGCGCAGCGTCCGGCGTTGGTTGGGGGCCTCGCAGATTTCATTGTAGAGGCCGGTGAAAAGGTCCTTGAACCCGGTTTCCGCCAGCACCCGGGCGACCAGCTCGGTGCGCTCCTGTTGGCCGTTGATGATCGCCTCGACGCCGATTTGGGTCGACGATTGCAGTTGTTTTGGGTCCAATCCCTTCGCCGCGTCGCTGAGGCCGGTGCGCCGCTGCAGCACGTCGTTCAACATCTCCAGCACCGGCATCGCCTGCTGGCCGACGAACGGGGTCGAAGTGAAAAACACCGCGTCTTGCGGCGGTCCGCGGGTGCGGATGACGGCGCCGACGTCATCGTTGAGGGCATCGTCGAGGTCGGTGTTGAGCTCGTTGACCACGGTCTTGGGGTTGATGCTTTCGGCCAGCGAATCGAGCACGCCGCGCATCATGTTGGTTTTGATGCGCTGGATGTCTTTGGTGTAATCCGAGATCGAATCGCCGACGATGGTGTGGCTGATCGGATCGACCGAAAAGACCGCGAACTTGACCCGGTTGGCCGGCTCGTCATGGACGATCTCGTGGTCCTCGCCCATGGTGCAGATGTAGCGAAGCTCGGGATAGCCGTCGCCGTCCTGGTCGGCCTTGATGTACCACTCGCCATAGAGCACGCCGTCGCCGACCCGGGTCGACATGTAGCGCCCGGGATTGCGCAGCTGGCTTTCCATGGTGAAGTTCTGGATGTCCTGGCTCTGCAGGTAATCCATGCACTGCTCGCGCGGATATCCCATGGCGACCAGCTCATCGACCGCCACCACCCGCTCATGGCCGACGATGCGCGAGGTCGAGAAACTGCGGGCGTAGCGGTCGAGCCGCATTTCTTCCGGCGGCACGCCCATCACCTTGATCAACGGCTTGTCGACCTCGTATTCGAAGGTGACGCTGGGGATGAGGCCAGTCATCAGATCGGACTGCGGCCGGCCGACGATCTTGGCGGTCGGGTCGGCCTGAGTGATCAGGGCGATTTGGTTCTGGTTGAGGTTGAGGAAGGTCTTGCGCCGCTTCTCCTTGGTGTCGTCGGTCCACCATTTGACGTAGCCGGTGCGCACCGTCATCGCGTCTTTGAACGCGCCGTACAGGATCAAGAAGCCGGCGTTATCCTGCCAGAAGACGTAATTAATGTAATTGGTTTGCTGCTGGGCCGGGTCGACGTCGGCCTGGGTGCGGGGGGTGAGCGAGACGACGTTTTCGCTCGCCGCGAACAGGCGGATGAGCGACGGCAGCATCAGCATGACGGCGTCGCGCACGTCGGTCGAGACGTAGGTCGACTTGTTGGCGCTCTGCTGGTCGTAGCCGAGGATCTGCTCGTAAGTGGCGTTCGGGTCCTGGATAATTTGGGTGTCGGTGTAGGGCGAGCCGTCGGGGTTTAACGCCGGCATATAGCCGTAATAATACTTTTGCGCTTCGTCGCGGGCCGGCGCGAGCACCGAGCCCTCATAATCACGGCTATCGCGGATCAGCGCCTGGATGAACGGCTCATAGCTCTCGGGGTCGCCGGGGTCATAGCCGCCGTCGGCCGGACCGCCTTCCTTGAACGTGGCGAAGATCCGCTCGAGCATT